GGGGGTCGCACATGGACCGCGCCGCTGACCTGCGAGCCGACTACGACCGCCTCGGCGAGCTGCTCGTCGTAGAGGCCGACGGATCGAAGGCCGCGGCGATCGTGCGGGAACGCCGGATCGTCGGCGAGCTCCTGGACCGCCTCGAGGGATCGACGGAGGTGAGCGTTGCGGACCAGCTGGCCTCCCGACGTCGATCCCGCACCGGGGCTGCTGGTGGTTCCGCCCGACGTCGAAAGCCTGGATGAAGCCCACGCCGCGATCGAGATGTGGGAGCACTACTCGGCCAAGACGTTGGACCCGTCGCAGCGGCTCGTCGTCGAAGTCCTCATGGCGACCCGCTCCGACGGCCGGTGGGCGGCAGCGACGACCGGTCGGGCGATGGCCCGCCAGAACGGCAAGGGCGACGAGATCGAAGTCGTCGAGCTGTGGGGGCTTGTGCAACGCGGTGAACGCATCCTGCACACCGTGCACGACGCCGTGCTGTTGACCACCCAGGCGCAGCAGCGGCTGCTGTCGGTGCTGGAGTCGTCACCGGACCTGCGGTCGAGGATCACCCGCATCTGGCGGGGCACCGGCCAGCAGATGATCGAGCTGAGCAACGACGCGACGATCTGGTACCGGACCCGTTCCGGTGGCGGTGGCCGAGGCGTCGACGACGTCGACCGGGTCGTCGTCGACGAAGCGCAGCACGCTCTCGACGAGCACATCGACGCCATCTCCCCGACGTTGCTCGCGAACCCGAACGGGCAGCTGAACGCGATGGGGACCTCGGGGCTCCCAGGCCGGTCCGCCTGGTGGTGGTCGCAGCGCCGGCGGGCGCTCGGCGATGACCCCGGCCGGTTCGGTTGGGTCGAGCACACCGCCGAGGTCGTCCACCTCGACGACACCGGCAACGTCGTGCAGGAACCCGTCGACGTCGATGACCGGTCCCTGTGGCGTGCCACGAACCCGTCGGTGCTCGCCGGGCGCGGGCAGGGCATGGAGTTCCTCGAGGAGCAGCTGCGTCGCCTCGGTCCCGCCGGCTTCGCCCGAGAGCACCTGTGCGTGTGGGCGCCGCCACCGGTCGTCGATACCGACGCCCTCATCCCGTTCACCGAGTGGACCGCCGGCGGCCGCCCCCTCACCGCCATGACCCCCGTCGCGTCGGGGCAACCCGTGCTGTGCTGGTCGGTCAGCTTCGACGGCAAGTCGTCGTCGATCGGCATGGGATGGGGTTCGATCGCGGATGCGTCGGTCATGGTCCTCGACACCGGCCTCGCTATCCGGTGGCTGCCGGGGCGGCTCGTCGAGCTCGTCGCCGAGTGGGACCCCGTCGCCGTCGGCTGCAACAACGCGGGACCGACCGCCGCGCAAGTCCCTGTCGTGCTCGACGCCCTCAAGGCTGCCGGCGTCGAGGACCGGCTCCACCTGTTCGGGCTCGCCGAGTGGAAAGCGGCGTGCGGCGGGTTCCTCGCCGCGGTCCGCGAACAGCAGCTCGTGCACCTCGACGGGCAAGGCCCGCTCGACACCGCGGTGGCGGGAGTGCGGGAACGTCGCCTCGGTGACGGGTTCGCGTGGGACGGCCGGGCCAGCGACGTCGACCTGTCGCCCCTCGAAGCAGTCACCGGAGCCCGCGCGTTGCTGCCGACCGAACGTGCCGCCGCCACCGTGGCCCCGACCTACGCCTTCTGAGGAGGTGCCGATGCTGTCGACGTTGCTCGAGCTCGTGGGCCTCGCCCTGGTCGTCGTCGCCGGGTTCATCTTCAGCCCCGTCGTCGGGTTCGTCGCCGCCGGCGCCGCGCTCGTGCTCGTCGGCTGGTGGCTGGAACGCTGATGGGGCTCATCCGTCCGAACCGCGAACGCCGAAGCCTCACCGACCCGGTGGCCGAGATGTGGGCGGCCCGCAGGGGATCGTTCGGGGAGACCGTCACCCCCGAACGGGCGTTGCAGCTCGCGGCGGTGTGGTCCTGCTACCGCATCCTCGCCGGCATCGGGTCCACGTTGCCCGTCGACCAGTACCGCGGCGACGTCGAAGTGGCCCGCGACCCGCTGCTCGACGAGCCGTTCCCCGGCCAACCGCTGCCGGACTGGCTGCACCGGCTGTGGGTGTCGCTCCTGTCGACCGGCAACGCCTACGGCTGGTGCAGCGGACCCGACAAGCCCGCCGGGATCACCCCCGGGCAGGTCGAGCTGCTGCCCGCCGGGGCCGTCAAGTGGGAGAAGGACCGCTCGGGGCGGTGGACCGCGAAGGTCGACGGCAAGGCCCGGACCTTGTGGCCGAATGGGCCGCTGTGGCATCTGCCGCTGTTCACCGTGGCCGGCCGCCCCGAAGGCCTGTCGCCAATCGGTCAGGCCGCCGCGACCATCCACTCCGGGCTGTCCGCCCAAGAGTTCGGCAACCGGTGGTTCGACGACGGCGGACACCCGTCCGCGATCCTCTACTCGGAGGACCCGAACCTCGACGCCACCGGCGCCCGGAAGATCAAAGCAGCATTCCAAGAAGCAACCCGCGGAACCCGCGAACCCGCCGTGCTCGGCTCCGGGCTCCGCTACGAGCGCATCCAGCTCGCCCCGAACGAGTCGCAGTTCCTCGACTCGATGCAATGGTCCTCAGCTCAGATCGCCGCCGCGATCGGTGTCCCTGCCGAATGGATCGGCTCCGCGGTGTCCGGCCAGAACGTCACCTACGGCAACCGGGAACAGCTGTGGTCCGACTGGACCGCCCGCGACTTCGCCCCCTACCTGGTGCGCATCGAGACCGGTATCGGGCAGCTGCTGCCCCGCGGTGAACGCGTCCGCCACAACCTCGACGCCATCCTCCGCGCCGACCTCGCCGCCCGCTACACCTCCTACGAGGTCGCCGCCCGCATCTTCGACGCCACCGGGGTGCCGCTGCTGACCAACGACGAGATGCGCCGCCTCGAGAACCTGCCGCCCCTCGACGGCGACACCACCTTCACCCGTCGCACCACGAAGCCCACCACGACGGAGGCTCCATGATCCGTGACCGACTCACCCTTCCCGCCGAGGTCCGAGCCCGACTCGACCTCACCGAAGGCGACCTGATCGCCGCGGGCATCGCGTGCCGGTCCCGCGGGGCGCTCGTCGAAGCCCGACGGTCACCCGAGCAGCCCGTCGAGCTCCGCTCCGACGGCGACACCGTCGGCCTCGGCGGCTACGCCGCGGTGTTCGACGTCGGCTACGACGTCGCCGGCGGACCCCCCTGGGGATGGACCGAGACCATCGCCCCCGGAGCATTCACCAAAGCACTCCGCGAAGCCGACGACGTCCGGTTCCTCATCAACCACGACGGGCTCCCCCTCGCACGCACCAAGCCCGGCACCCTCACCCTCGCCCAGGACGACGTCGGACTCCGCGTCGACGTCCCGGAGCTCGACCTCGTCAACCCCGACGCCGTCAAGCTGCGCTCCACCCTCGAACGCGGCGACGTCGACCAGATGTCCCACGCGTTCATCGCTCTCCGCCAGGAATGGAACGACGACTACACCGAACGCCGCATCCTCGAGGTCCGACTGTTCGACGTGTCCGCCGTCACCTACCCCGCCAACGACGTCACCGTCATCGCCCTCCGAGCCGCCGCCGGCATCGACCCCGACACCGGCAACGGCGACCCGGAACCCGAACAGATCGCCGAGCGCACCGGGATGCCCCTGTCGCTCGCCGCCGCTCAGGCCGCCGCCCTCGGCGTCTGACCCCCCCTGCACGCCGGAACGCACGCAGCCCCCCCACGCCGGACCCGGAACACACTGGGCACCACCTGGGAGGACACCTGCGTCCCACCTGCCGGGCCCCAAACCCACACCGAACCCCGTAGGGAGACCCCCATGGACTTCATCCAGTACCTCCGCGACCGCATCTCCGAGCTGCGCTCCGAACGCGACGCCGCCCACACCGCCGTCACCGACGTCCTCGCCGCGCCGACCGCCGAGTCCCGCGACCTCAACGAGACCGAGGCCGCAGCGTTCGCCGAGGCCCGCGACCACCTCGCCGAGGTGGACACCCAGATCGCGGACTTCGAGGCCCGCCTCGACGAGCTCGTCGCCATCGAGCAGCGTCACGCCGAGGCCGACGCTGCCCGCCCGACGCTGCCCGCCGGCGAAGGCGTCATCGGCGCCGAGGCCCGCACCTACCGGCCCGACCGGAACCACAGCTTCCTCGCCGACCTGTACGCGACCAGCTTCCGCACCGGCGACGTCGCCGGCGCCGAGGCCCGCATGGGCCGCCACAACCAGGAGGTCGCCGTCGAGCACCGCGACATCGGCGTGGCGGCCATGGCCGGAGCGGTCCCCCCGCAGTACCTCGTCGACAAGTTCGCGCCCGTCGCCCGAGCCGGGCGCCCGTTCCTGAACTCGCTGAACGCCATGGACCTCCCGCCGGACGGGGTGAGCTTCACCGTCCCGCGTGGCACCACCGGCTCCGCCGGCGCCATGACGGCAGAGGCCGCGGCGTTCAACGAGCAGGACATGGCGAACACCGACCTCACCTCGACGGTGAACCTGGTGACCGCAGCGCAGGACATCTCCCGCACCCTGTTCATGCGCGGCGGACCCGTCGTCGACCAGGTCATCTTCCCGGACCTGTTCGCCGCGTCGGAGGTGGCGCTCAACGCGTCGGCCGTCAACGGCAACGGCACCGCCCCGCAGCACCGCGGCATCCTGCAGGTCGCCGGCATCAACGCCGTCACCTACACCGACGCGTCGCCGACGGTCGCCGAGGCGTGGCCGAAGCTGGCGGACGCGATCCAGCGCATCAACTCGGCGCGGTTCATGCCCGGCAACGTGATCTACATGCACCCCCGCCGTTGGGGCTGGATCACCGCCGCGGTCGACACCTCGGGCCGGCCCCTGTTCGAGTTCTCGACCACGCCGCCGCAGTCGGTGGTCGGGCTCGGCCAGGCCGCCGAGTACGGCCAGGTCGTCGGCACGCTGCAGGGCCTGCCGGTCATCACCGACGCATCCATCCCCACCACCCTCGGCGGCGGCACCGAAGACGTCATCTGCGTGGCCCGCAGCTTCGACATCCTCTACTGGGAGGACGACCTGCTGCAGTTCACCTTCGAGCAGGTGCCCGCGACCGCACCCGGCCAGGTGCGGCTCGCCGCCGGCCGCTTCTCCTTGTTCACGCCGGGTCGGTACCCGACGTCGATCTCCACGATCGGCGGCACGGGCCTCGCTGCGCCGACGTTCTGACGTTGAGGTCGTCCCGGTCGACCGCACCCCGCTGCGGTCGACCGGGCCCGGCCCGAACATGAAGGAGAACCCCATGACGACCGACGACCACCTGCGAGGCCTGCGCGAGGAGCTCCGTGGCTACGAGGCATCCGGTCGAACGGACCGGGCCGCCCAGGTCCGCGCCGAGATCGACCGCCTCTCCAGCGCCGAGGTCGCCGCACCGGTGACCGAAGCCGCAGTCGCCGACGACCCCGCCGTCGAGACCGCCGACAAGCCCGCCACCGGCCGCGGGCGAGGCCGCAAGAAGGCCGACTGATGATCGTCGCCGACGAACAGATCCTCGCGGGTTCGTCGGCGACGATCACCGGCCGGTTCCGCGACCAGGACGGCGACCTGGTCGACCCGACCGGCCCCGTCACCGTCACCGTCACCCGCTCCGACGGGACCGCAGTCCTCACCGCCGCGGCGACCACCGCCCCGTCAGGCACCGTCGGTGTCCGCCAGGCGGCGCTCAGCGCCGCGCAGACCGCGACGCTCGACGAACTGACCGCCACCTGGGGTGACGGCACCCAAGAGGTGACGACCCGCATCGAGGTCGTCGCCGCCTACTACGCGTCGACGGCCGACATCCGGGCGTCGGACCCGGCGCTCACCGACACCGCCAAGTACCCGTCGGCCGCGGTGGTCGCCGCCCGCCGCCTCGTTGAAACCGAGTTCGAGGACATCTGCGGCGTCGCGTTCGTGCCCCGCTACCGGCTCGCCCCGATGCGCGCGTCGGGCGCGACCCGGGTCGTGCTCGACGACCCGATGCTGCGCACCGTCCGATACGCCGACGGGCTCACCGCCCCGCAGCTCGCAGCGGTGGCCGCATCAGCCGACGGTGTCGCCGAGCTCCCCTCCGGGACGTGGCCATCGACGCCGTGGCACATCGGCTACGAACACGGCTTCGACCGCCCACCCGCCGACGTGCTCGGCGCCTTCCTCACCCGCGTCCGCGACGTGTTGAACCGATCGAACCGCGGAGTCCCGGACCGCACCTCGAGCTTCACCTCCGGTGAGAACGGCGGCACGTTCGCCCTCATCGTCCCCGGCCAACGCGGCTCGAAGACCGGCATCCCCGACGTCGACGTCGTCCTCGACCGCTGGTCAATGCGCATCCCCGGGATCGCCTGATGGTCCAGTCCGCTGTGCCCGCCGCGGTGCGGGCCCTGCACGACCTGCTCGTCGACGGCTGCCCGTGGCCCGACCGGGAACCCGACATCGGCTTCGGGGTCCCCGCCGAGCTCGGCCGAGAGGTGGTCATCCTCGGTCCCGTTGACGGCACCGAAGACTGGGCGCAGCTCGGTGCCCGCCGCCGCGACTGCGACTTCGAGATCGGAGTCACCGTCATCGTCCGCTGGCCCGGCCATGACGCGCTCGAAGCATGCGACCGTGCCTACGCCTTGTTCGCCGTCATCGAAGACCAGCTCCGCAACCCCGACAACATCGCGCTCGCGCATTCCGCCGGCGTGCTGTGGAACGAGATCGCCCACCCCGCCTCAACCCCCACCGTCGAAGACGAGGGCTACGGGCACGTCATCCAGTCCGCGGTCCGGTTCCGGGCCCGGACCTGAACCATGGAGGTGCGCCCGTGAAGGTGCGCTACATCGGCCCGTTCACCGACGGCGTGGAGATCGCCGCCGGCGGACGCATCTGGCAGGCCGAGCACGGCGTCGACGTCGACATCCCCGACGACGTCGCCGCCGGGCTCGTCACCCAGACCGACATCTGGGAGCAGTCCAAACCGCCGGCCAAGCCGGCAACCAAGAAGGGTGAGCAGCCATGAGCGGATTCCTCGGACAACTCGGCGTCAAGGACGAGGTCACCTACGGCACCATCGTCACCCCCGACCGGTTCTTCGAGTTCCTCTCCGAGGGCCTCGCAGCGGAGACCGGCCGGGTCGAATCGCCCGGCATCCGGGCCGGGACCCGCGTCCTGCGCTCGGACCGCCGCGTCCCGTACATCAACGGGGTCACCGGCTCGATCGAGCTTGACGTGCTGTCCCTCGGCTGGTCGTGGTGGCTCAAGCACATGCTCGGCACCGTCGCCACCACCGGCCCCGCCGAGACCTCCGTCTACACCCACACCGGCACCGTCGGTGACCTCACCGGCGACTTCTTCACGCTGCAGGTCGGTGTCCCCCAGATCGGCGGCGGCGCCATCACCCCGAAGACCGTCACCGGCTGCAAGGTGACGTCGTGGGAGCTGGCCTGCAAAGCCGGCGAGACCCTCAAGTTCAAGGCCGACATCGACGGCCAGACCCTCGACCACACGACCGGGCTCGCGACCGCCAGCTACCCCGCCGCGGTCGAACCGATCACGTTCATCCGTGGCGTCGTCACCGTCGGCGGCACCCAGGTCGACGTCGCCGAGTTCTCCGTCAAGGTCGACAACACGCTCAAGACCGACCGCCGCTACCTGCGGTCGAACGCCTTGAAGAAGGAGCCGGTCGAGTCCGGGACCCGCAAGGTGTCCGTCGAGCTCAAGTGCGACTTCGAGAACCTCACCCACCAGAACCGGGTGCTGTCGACCACCGCGGCGGGCGCCCAGGCGCAGGTCGTGCTGGTCTGCGAAGGGCTCACCACGATCGGTACCACCCTCAAGCCGAAGGTGACCATCACGGTGCCGGTCGTCATGTTCGACGGCGACACCCCCGCGGTCGGTGGACCCGACGCCGTCGACCAGTCCCTCAAGGGCGTCGGCCTCTACGACGGCACGAACTCGCCGATCAGCGTCGCCTACCAGGTCGCTTCCGCGACCCCCTGACGCCATGCCGGTGAACCGGTCCGCGACAGTCGAAGTCCGTGGACTGAAAGAGCTTCGCCAGAAGCTCAAGGACATCGACCTCGAAAAGGACCTCAAGAAGGTCCACCATCGGGTGGCCGACCTCGTCGCGGTCGATGCCCGCCAAGTGATGGCGGGCCTGCCCGTCGGAGGGATGGCAGGTCGTGCGGCGTCGACGATCAAGGCGTCGCGTTCAGCGGTGGGCGCCCGCATCAACTTAGGGTCCGCGTCCGTGCCGTTCGCGCTCGGCGTCGAGTTCGGCGCCCACCGCAACGTGCAGCGCCGGCGAGGATCTCACTCGATGCTCGGCTGGAACCAGTTTCAAGAGTGGCGCGGCGCTGGTGACGGTGCCGGGTACGCGATCTTCCCGACGATCCGCGACAACCGTGAGCGGATCATGGCCGCGTACATGGACGAGATCGACCGCCTGGTTCGCCCGGCGTTCCCGGACTGAACAGAACAGGAGCAGAGCGTGACCATCGAACAAGTCGGGGTGATACCCGCGTTCAGGATCCGCTATCAGGGCGAAGAGGTCACAGTCGATCACCGCACCTTCACCCTCGGCGAACGGCGGCGGTCCCGACGGGCGCTCGTCGAGCTCACCGAAGCCGACGACCTGAGCCCCGACTTCGTCGACCAGCTCGCCGCCTTGGCCTGGGTCGTACTGACACGATCCCAGCCCGAGCTGAGCATCAGCGACCTGTTCGAGCAGGTCGACCTGGGCGACATCGCCGACGGCGAGGTCCTGACCGGCGAGACGCCCGAAGACGAGTCCGACCCGGAAGCGTGAGGCGGGCGCTGTTGCCGCTGTGGCCGGCGCTCGCCGCCCGATACGGGCTGCATCCGTGGGACGTCGATCGCCTGACCCCAGATGAGATCAACAGGTTCATCGCAGACCTGACCAGGACAGTCGACGTCGAGGAAGGGTGACCGGGGTGTCGAACACACGCAAGCTCACCATCGAGATCCTCGGCAATGCCAAGGACGCCACTCGGGCGATGCTCGACGTGCGTTCCGACTCGGACAAGATGGGCGAGTCGCTGATGAAAGTCGGGGGCATCGCCACCGGAGCGGGGGTCGCCCTCGTCGGCGGACTGCTCTGGGCGGCGAAGGAGTCCGAGAACGCAGAACGCCAGGTCCGCAAGCTCGACAACTCGATCGCGAACAGCTCGCAGACCTTCAAGGAGAACGGCAAGGCGCTCAAAGATCTCGCCGCCGACATCCAGTCGAAGACCGCCGCCGACGCCGACGCCATAGTCGGGGCCCAAGCACTGATGGTTCAGTTCGGGCTCACCGAGGCCCAGGTGACGTCGCTGACGCCGCTCGTCGTCGACCTGAGCCAGAAAATGGGGGTGGACCTCGACACCGCCGCCAAGGCCGCACTGAAGGCCGTCGACGGTAGCTCCACGTCACTCAAGCGCATGGGGATCAACGTCGACGAGGCGGCGTTCAAGCTCGATCCGTTCAATGCCACGGTGGACACGTTGCGCTCGACGGTCGGCGGGTTCGCCGAACAGGAGGGCGCGACGTTCTCCGGGCAGATGGAACGGATGAAGAACCAGCTCGGCGACATCGTCGAAGGCGTCGGCGGTGGCGCCATCGAGGTGTTCGGCGGGATCACCGACAAGGTGTCCGGCCTGGTGGGGGCGACGTCGGCCGCGAACCCCGAGCTGGCTAACACCGTCGGAAAGCTCGGGGCGATCGGCGGCGCGTCGCTCATTGCCGTTGGTGGCCTCAGCACTGCCGCCGGCTGGCTCCTGAAGATGCGCGACCGCTTCACGTCGGTCTCCGGTGAGGGTGACAACGCGGTCCGTTCGCTGAACGGGATCGGGAAAGCCGCGGCGGGGATCGCCGCTGCCGGCGCGGCGGTCGGCGTGGTCGAGGGTGTGTTCGCCGTGCTGAACCAGTCGAGTGGGACGGCAGCTCGAGCAGCTGCTGGGCTCGACAAGTTGAAGCTCGCCCTCGCCGATGCGGGCAGCGGGGCGGGCGACGTCGTCGACGCCTTCGGCGAGATGGTCGGGGCCGAGCAGGACACGCTGCGGCTCCAGAATCTGTGGCAGGAGTTCGGTGCCGAGGTGTCGATCGTCGGGACCGGCGTCAAGGCGGACATCGAGCAGGTGCAGCGGACCTTCGACACCTTGGGCGATACCGATGGCCCCGAGAAGCAGCTCGCCGTGCTCGACGCCCTGGAGAAACAGACCCAGTCGCTCGACCACTCGTCGGATCAATACAAGACGAACATGGAGTTCATCGAGCGCAACCGGGCGGCGGTGGAGCAACACGTTGCCGCGGTCAAGGCCGATCGACGAGCGACCGACGAGATGACCGGGTCCACCGAGGACGGCACCGAGGCGACCGAAGACGCGACCTCGGCTCTACAGGACTATGCCGACCAGCTGCGAGCGAACACCGACCCGCTGTTCGCCGTCATCGACGCCCAAGACCGGGTCGCGGACGCGAAGAAGCGGGTCGACGAAGCCGTCACGTCCGGTGACCTGAGCGCGTGGCGGACCGCGACGATGGCTGTGACGCAAGCGCAGTTCGATCTCGAGGGTCGGATGGGTGCCCTGTCGACAGCGGTCGCGAACGGCAAGGTGAACATCGACCAGGCGAAGGGTGCGGTCGACCGCCTGACGAGTTCGGGGGTCATCACGGCCCAGCAGGCCGGGGTGATGAAGTCGCAGTTCGACGGGGTGGCGTGGACGACCGCCGTGGCCGGAAACAGGATGGACGACACCCGTTCCAAGGCGTGGTGGCTCGGCCAGGAGATCGGCAAGCCACGGTCGATGCACATCGACTCATCCCAGGCGGAGCAGGCGATCGGCACCGTGCAGAACCGCCTTGCAGCGTTGCGGGGAATGATGATGATGCAGACGTGGGGGCTCGGCGGCCTCATCGCCCCCGGTCGGCGAGCTATGGGTGGCCCGGTGACGAAGGGTCTGCCGTACATCGTCGGCGAACGCGGCTGGGAGCTGTTTGTCCCCGACGCTTCCGGGACGGTCATCACCCATGATGACGCGGTCCGGGCCGCATCATCGGGGGTCGCCCCAACCGGCGGGGCGGCGTCGTCGCCGGTCACGGTGAACGTCACGTTCGCCGGTCCGGTGGCAGCGGACTCGATCTCGTGGGTGGCCGATCAGGTTGAAACAGCGGTCGCGAAGGGTGTCCGGTTCCCGCGGTTGGCGCGGAGCTTGGCGTGAGCTTCGACCGGGTCGCGGTCACCGTCGAGATGGCGTTCGGGTTCGGTCCCGGATCCAGTCCCGCTGCCGGCGACTGGGTCGACCTGTCGGACTGGGTGGATCTCGACTCGTCGTCGCCGGCGATCGTCGCGACGTCGGGACGCGACACGGTGCGGTCCATCCGTCCCGGGTCGCTGTCGTTGACTCTCGACAACTCGACGGGCCGGTTCAACCCGCGGAACCCGAGCGGCCCGTACTACGGCGACCTGAACAACGGGACCCCGGTGCGGGTGCGGGTCACGCACAACTCGACGACCACGACCCGCTGGTCAGGCTTCGTCGATTCGGGGTGGCCGCAGCAGCTGACAGCGCAGCTGCCGGTCGTGACCGTCACCGCACAGGACGTCCTCGGTGTGCTCGCCGAGGGTGCCGCGCCCGACACGGCGTTCGACGCCCAGGTCGCGGCCGGGGTCGCTCCGACGCACTGGTGGCGGCCCGGTGAGGGCGGGTGGGTCGACAAGATGACGTCGATCACGTCGCGGCACACCGGCGGGTTCGAGTCGTTCTCCGCCGGGCAGACACCGTTCGGGCCGGTCGTCGACGGTGATGCGCAGACATGGGGGCAGACCGACGCTGACGGCTACGGCGTCGTCGTCGACGCCGGCTCGAAGATCGACCTGACATCCCGGCAGATCATCTCGATGTGGGTGCAGCTGCCCGGCCCGGAGGACCGACAGCTGCACTACCTCGGCAGCCCCGCCCAGCTGTGGCTGCTCACCCAGTGCATCAACGCTCCGGGCGCCCCGGGCGACGTGATGTGTCTCATCGTGCAGATCGCCGCGACCGGCGCTCTCGTCTTCGTCGATGACCGCCACACCGGCGCCGCCTCACCGAAGGCCAACCTCTGGGGGTCCGTCGCCGGACCGGGTGGCGTCGACCGGGCGTGGCTCGGCGCGGACGGCACGGTGCACCACATCGCCGTCGCGCTCAACACGGCGGCGCAGGAACCGTTGCTGTGGGTCGACGGGGTGCCCGTCGACCTCATGTTGGGGTCCTCTCTGTCCGGGGCGCGGGCAGCGACGCTCACCGACTTGTTCATCGGCCAGGGCAACCACCCCTCGGCGGTGCCCTATCAGGGTGTGATCGACCACGTCATGGTGTTCGAGGACTTCGGCTCAGGAGCCTTCGCCGCTCCGGGAGCGAACCCGACCGAAGACGCGTTCGTCGCCGCGCTGTACGAGGCGGGTCGCGTCGCGTGGGCGGGCGACTCGCTGGACGAACGCCTGGACCACGTCGTGACCGCCATGGGGCTCGCCGCGGACACCGGCACGTTCGACCCGTCCGGCATCACCACCCTCCAGGGGTATCGGGCCGGTGACGTCGCCGGTCTCCTGCAGACGGTCGAGGACACCGAACAGGGCCGCATCTGGGTCGACCGCGACGGCGACCTCCGATTCTCGAAACGCACGTGGGCGTGGGACGACACCGTGTCCACCACCGTGCAGATGACGTTCTCCGATGATCCGACCCTGCTGGCCGGCGGCGCCCAGGAGATGGCTGAGACCGGGACCGTCATCGTCGACGACCCGCTCGCCGTCACGAACGTCGCCGCGGTCAACTCGACGTACGGCCGCCAGCAGACCGCCGAGAACACCGCGTCGGTCGCCGCGTTCGGGCGCCGTAACGCGGTGCAGCTGTCGGGGCTGCTGCACCCGACCGACAAGCAGTCGCTCGCCATCGCCGAGTGGATCGTCGCGTCGCAGGGGACTGCGACCCCGCAGGTCCGCCAGATCTCGTTCCGGGTCGAGAACAACCCGACGGTCCTCGCCCCGTTCGCCCGGGCCGTGGAGCCGGGATGGCTGGTGCGGGTGCACAAGAAGGCGGCGAGCGGCCAGGACCTCGACGTCACCGCGCACGTCATCGGCGTCACCCACACCTGGACGTTCACCGGCTGGATGGTGACCCTCACCCTCGACGCCACCCGCGCCGGCTTGTCGTGGTTCAAGTGGGGGACCTCCACGTGGGGCGGCTCGGCCGCCTGGTCGTTCTGAGGAGATCGAGATGACCACACCGTTCGTCGACCCCCAATCGCTGCACAACCCGGCCACAGGCACGTCACCGCCGGCGTCGTGGGGCGACGCAGTGCGTGACGGCGTCGTGTTCTGCGCGACGCC